GTTTTTTGTTCAATTCATCCTGTTCGATGGTGTAAAATGGATTATTCGGGGCCGGAATATGATATTCTTTAAATCCTGATGATGGTTTACTTGCAAAATACAATAATGAATTGCGCATACCGTTGGGTACGCCCGTGACAAATACTTGCGCACTTTGCTCCCAATCGTTTAATGCTGGTGCAGCCTGTTGCCAGCTCTCTTCCGAAAACAATTGCGCCTCGTCAACGTACATTTTGCCAACATGCAACCCGACTAATTGATTATTTCCGATACCGGTACTCCGAACACGCAATAGCACTTGTTCGCCCGTTGGAAACCGAAAATCAAAAACGCCATCGGAACGATTAATATTGTGAACATATTGGCGCAATAATGGAGACGCACGCAACCGATCATACAATCGTTTCATGATCGGTTCAACCTGCGCCTCGTTATTAGCCAACAATAGAACCTCTTTCGTGTCCGGCAGTCGCGTTTCGTGCTGAAAAATATCGCACAAAATACGATCTTCAACGAAAAGTGAATTATGCGAAACCACAAAATCCGACAAATATACGTGATGCTCGTGCACTTGAATAGCATATGTAAGCGTTGACGGTTGTTGAGTTATGCTAACGATGGGATCGAAAAAATACCAGTCGTCGGTATAATTCAACGGAGGAAGAACGGAAGCAACCGCAACGCCCGGCACGCGAAATTGTTTGAAAAACCGGAAAAGTGCGATGGGATCATCAATGATAATTGTCGTGTTGACGACGCGAAAAAATACACCAAATCGCAGTAAAATGCGGCGCAAGATTTGAACATTTAGTTCCGTGATGACATCAATTTTGATAACATTCCGCGAAATATCCGCGTATTGCGCAAACAACGCTTCGATAAATGCGCGAAATTGCTCTTTTCTTTCATTGAACAATTCGTTTGGTAGCTTTGTTTGCTGATGCACTGAGAAATGATAGTCAGTATTGAATCGTTTCGCGAAATATCCGTAGGTTCTTCCCATACGTTTTGACACATCGCTGAGCATCCAATAGTATTTTTTGCCGCGCATTAGTGCAATTGCGCCATCAGATCGCTCGTAAAAATCAATATTGAGCGATTGCGCAATGCGAGCAATATCATCACGCACGTGCTTTGTTCGTGGATACAATCCGATCACTTTTTCATCAGGTTCGAGAAACCAATATCCTAATAGTCGTAATTCATCAGGCTTGGTAAACCCGCGTTCATAAACTAACCCGTCGGGAATAGCACCAACAACCGCGATTTCATCGCCTACCTTTAACTCGCTTAACGCAATATATCCGTGCCTTGTCAATAACGGGTGTTCTTTTGTTGCTTCGATGCTATACCCTGATTTTGTCGTCACGCGAAACACCGGTTTGCGCCCGTTGTAAAAAATTACCGCTGGCGCGTTTACTAATTTCATATTCTTTGTAACGGCAATGATTTCAAACGGAACGGGTTTCGTGGGAATACGCACCCGCCGCCGCTCGTACTCTTGAATAATTTGCCCGATTTTTTTCCAACCAAATGGCGTCAAAACCTGTGCAGTCGCTGGCTGGCATTTCCCGATTGCGCGACCGCCACGCACCGCGACTGCTGGTGATTGATCCGTCAACAAATCTTTCTGATACCAACGATACGAAAACGTGCGTTTGGGCCAGAGATGCCGCTGAGTTTGGCCGTCTTTCGTATTGCGCAAAAACTCGCCAAACCATACCGGATCATCAAGAATTTCAAGTAACGCAAGTTCGCTTTCAGTTAATTTCTGTGTTATTGCCATGATCTGCTACTTCTTTATCGTTAATAACGACGGTCGCATCTTCGATTTCGATACTTTCTTGCGCGGGCGTCGCTGGTTCTTGTTCTTCCAGCTCGCTTTCCAACACGACGCCTGCTAAGTTGCCCGTCAAGATTGGATTGATCTTTCGCGCTTTCGCGGGCCGGATCGAAACCGGATAGTTTTTCCGCCATCTGTATTCCCTCGGCTTTAGGTCGAACCAAACCGAGCGTTCGTCGCGTTCAAGCGCCACCATTTCGCGACATTGCGAACATTGAAATGCGACAACGTATCGTGTGTGATCGTGTACCGGAGCAAACCGACCAACCATTACGTGACATTTCGGACAGATAACCCGCGTCAATCGTTGATCGAGAAACTGTTTTGCGGCCTCCTGCAATGACGCGATGTACTCCGACACGCTATCCGAACCGCTTGCTCGTCGCGTTTTGCGATCTATTCCGAGCTGCCGCTCTAATTGTTGATTAGTCGCAAGCAATTTTTGAATAAGTTGCGTTGTTTTTTCAATGTTCGCTGGGTCGAGCGATTGACTGTCGCTCATCTCCTGCAACATTTCGTGCAAATCCTCGATAATGAGCGCGTTTGAGATCAAGGCGCGAAGATTATCTTTGTCATTCGCGCTGTTAACTGAACTCAAATCATACGCTTGTTCGTATTCCGCGAGTTTGTCGCGAAATCGCTGCTCGAAAGATCGACGTTTCATAGAAAGATTACTTGCACTTTCTTGCGAGTTTCATTGTGGTTCCATTACTATCACAGAAACGCAAAAATAAAAAACCGGCACGATGGCCGGAGGAGAAAAAAAAGAAGAGAGCGACGATATTTGTCGCTCTTGGGTAAACGTATATGCTTACATTTACATCAGGATAACGATTTTTCGCTTGACGTTATATTGTTCGCTAACTTCTTTCAAGTCGATCATAACGAAACTGTTCTTGTTGATAATGAAAGAAACGCGCTCGTGGTTCATCTCGACGACGCGAACGCCAAACAGACGTAAATCGCGAAGGTTGGAAACTGACAATGACATGAAGTACGGGTATGTGGGTTCGTTGAGAAAAACGGTCGCTTCACCGAACATTTTCGTTCTTCTCCGACGGTCAAAGCCGTGTTCGCGCAAAATTCGATTTTGAGAAATCTTAGCGAATTGGGCAGACATCCCCGGCGCACTCATTGTCAAACACTGTTGCATCTTGATACGCAATCTCAGCATCAGTGTTTGCGGCACGACGTTGTTTAATCTCTTCCCACATCGCCTTGTATGTCGTTTCGTCAATCTCTTCATACGGAGCCTGATCGAACCCATGATCCGAATGTCTCAGGAATGAAACCGATTTGATCGCCTCTTGATAATGATCGCGCAACCACTGCTTTATCACCGGCAACTCATCATCGCGATAATAAACTGTCACGCTTACCGCATTATCCGCCCACAATGTTGCCGCCATTTTCACCATTTCCAACTGCTCAATTGCCGAAACATCACGGGCAACTTTTGCATTTTTGGGAGCGCGACACGGAATAGCGACTAAAACAGTAGTTGTGTCCTCACTTCCATCAAAATTGCGACGATATTCAACCGAATACCCCAGTGATTTCGCATAATCCACTAACGGATTTGCCGCTTCCATCGCAATCCGGCGAACGAAATACGTTGCATACGCAGGGTGTACGCCCGGCGTTGTACCGGCCAGCAGCGATAACGTTCCCGAAGGCTTAACCGTCGTCAACCGGATCGACGGTGTCGATTGCTTGTTATTCAATTCACGAAGATACTCGTATCCGGCACCGATCCACGCTAACCGTTCCTGCGAACATTGCATCCATCCGCTGATACTCATGCCGATGCGCTGGTTGCGATGCACAACCTCGCGGCTCCGATCCCATTGATACGGCATCTGCGTAATCGCTTTTTGCAGCTTATACAGGAGATAGACAGCGTCAAAAAATTGGTTGCGATTATCGAAATTGGGTAAAAATAACTCGCTTAAATTGCAAAACTCGTAGCTTTCCAGCGGGATTTCACCGCATGGATTGACGCCGGTTGCGGGATCAAACAATTCTTCCCCGATACGGCCATATTTCCGCACTGCATACGGATTGTACAACCCGTATGGCTCACCATTTCCGTTATACCCTTCCCAAAAAAGATCAGGTAATTCGTTAATATCTGTGCAAATAACTGTATTATTTGAGAAAGCACGCCAATTCGGAACGCTGCCTAAATCCCACCGTTTCGCCTTCAAAAATTCCGCATCGTCGGCGTACCCAAGCGCAATCTCCGCCGAGCGACGAACGTTGCCTGAAATAACGATGGAACCAATAATATTTGCGATGTCCAAAATATCAATTGACGTAATGCGTTGACCAGCGCGTCGCTGCAAAAGCGACGCAATCTGTTGCACGCCGTAGATCAACGGTTCCGGCCCGCTTGCTACTCCGCCAAATCGCTTAATCGGCGTTCCTTTTGGACGGACTAGAATAGTTGAATATGTAAATGATTTTCCAGTTACAAAAAACGCAGTTAGTACCTCACGCAACAGTTTCACCCACCCTTCGCGACTATCGGGCACAATAAAATCCGCGTCCGAAGAGGGAATATGATCGATAGTCACGTTTGGCTTGACCGGAGGAAACTTATAATACTGAGTTGTTGAAAATCCTACCCCACATCCTAGCATCAGACTATCAAACAAAAAGCAAAAATCTTCGATATTTTTAATGTCAACATACGCACAATTGAGCAACGAATTAGCACCGAGATGTCGCACCGTATCCGTCCCCAATTGCCACAGCATGCGACCGCCCGGCAGTGCGCGAAAGTTGAACATGTGGTCGAACAAACGTTCGGCTTCGTCTTGCGTGTATCCGGCCCCGATCTCTTGCGCNCCCTCGATTACCCGCTTGAGCGTGTCTACCCACGTTTCCGCCATGCCATCGTCGCGCTTGCGGCTGTAGGTGCGATAGAACACGAGTTCGCCAAGACCATCGTATCCCCATGCAATTGGTTGCGTGCGGTACTTTTCAACAAAAGAAAGATCAAGCATGCAAGCCTCCAAGACAGCTAGACCACGGGCCGGTACAAAAGTTGATCATGAAATAGTTCTGCAACACGGTCAATCGCACAATTGTAACAAAGAAGAGCAACAGGAAACGGTGCATTGGTATTTGCCTCTTTTGTTGCAGTTGTAAAAAAACGAATAGGTCGAGAAAAAAGAACTAAGCTGTAACGACCACGAGTTAACAACGACCACCAGCGTGTATTAAACCGAGCCGGAACAAGAACCGCCATCGGTAACGTTGTTGCATAATTTGCAACCTTTTGTGCAAAAGGTACAATATATCTACCATACGGAGGATTGAGAAAAACAGAACGATATTGAGACCAGTCAACAAGAAGCCCGTCACGCATCGTTGGATCGGGATGATCAAACCCGCACCAGTGGTGTGCTTGCACAATTTGCTGTGCGACTGTATTGCTTGCCGGGTCTAAGTCTATAACTCCAAGCAATTGCTTCACTCGTGCAACAATCCATGGCGGGGTATACCATTCATAATGAACTGACATACACAATACTTTATGCATTACTACCCTCCGGTACTTCCAAATCCCTGCTCACCGCGCTCGGTGCTATCTAATGTTTCAACACGAACTAATTGCTCGGCAAGAAATGGAACAATTACTAGTTGTGCAATACGATCCCCGCGCTGGATTAATCGCGTCATTTTATGGAGCGGGCTAGAATGAGATGGTTGCCAACTGATCAAAACTTTAATTTCTCCACGATACGATGAGTCAATTGTGCCGTGAAACACAAATAGTCGTTCTTTGAATGCTTTTCCGCTTCGACCACGCACAAGCCCGACGTATCCTTCGGGGACAGCGATTTTTAGACCAGTATTGATAACAACCCACTCCCATGCCGGTAGTTCGATAGTTTCACTCGCAATCAAATCAATACCAGCATCACCGTCACGCGGCGAGCGATAGTCGAGATCAGACGGTGCGACGATGGGAATGCTTGGTTTGTGTGTCATTTCGTTTCTCCGCTTTCTGATGCTTAGTGTCATATTGCTTAGAACGCTTCCTGTGCGGTCGCGTTTTAGCGCATTCTGATGCGGAACTCGAACAATTGTACTGACTTTACTTGTCATAACACGATGAGATCGCAGGCTCGACCACAACGTACTGCCCCATCCTTGGCATGCATTTTCGCGCCGCTTTTTCCATACTCTGCTTCAAAATCATTGACGCTTCTTGCGCGTAGTCATTCGTTGCGTGCAAAACCAATTCATCGTGTACGGTCAAGATCAGCCGCGCTCGCGCTGGATCGAGGTCTTTCGCAACGTACACCATCGCCAACTTCAACATATCCGCGCAGGTACCTTGAATTGGCGCATTGCTTGCTTCGCGACCAATCGCGGACAACGCTTTACGATCCGCATTACGCAGATCGAACATGCGTTTGCGTCCTAACGCTGTGCGAACATAACCTAACCGTTGCCCCTGCTGCGCCGTTTTATCGAGCCACGCACCAGCTTTCCTAAATGCCTTTTGCTTCCAGTTGTCGATAATTTGCTGCGCCTGCTCCGGCGTGCATGTAACACCAAGCGGCGCTAATTGTTGAGAGATCGTCTCGCTTAACGCCATGCCTGTGATGCCGTATGCGATCCCGTAGCTCGTTGGTTTCGCTGCATTTCGCAACAACGAATACGGCGCAACTTTCTTCTTGTCCAATGTTGCATTCTTTGCTTCGGGGTGGAGATCGCCAAATGCCTGCCGAACAACGTATAAGTGAATGTCTTCTTCCCCCCGCGCCGAACGCACAATGAGATCACCAAGCACTTCATCACCCGACATATCCGCCAGAATGACTAACTCGATACCGGCGAAATCTGCGATTACGAGCGAATGATCCGGTTCCGCCGCGATACATTGCCGCAAGGATGGAAGACCAAGCGGTTTGATTTTTTCGTCTTTCGGTAACTGTTGCAAATTGCTGCTAAACCGCCCCGTACTTTTCGCGCCTAACTGCTTAAACCATGGGTACAACCGGCCATTGTGGTACATTTCCCTGAGCGTCTTGCCAAAACTATCATCGAGTTTATGGATCGCAATTGTATATGCATAGAGGTTTAACAACGGGTTACGATACTGTCTATATGATTGCAACAATGCTTCAGCTTCCGGCGGGATAGCGGCATCAACCGTATGCGCCGCGTCCCACCGTTGCATATCTTTTGCCGAGAGTGACGGATTACCGTCTTTGTCAACAATTTCGATCCCGTACTGTTGCAGCACCGGCCACAATTGCCTGTAGTTCCAGACGCCATCTTTGCATACCGGCTTGCTATTAATGTTAATTGTTTGCGGAACAACAAATAGTTGCGGCGTATGCCGTGATTGGTGCTCCGCGATCCTCAACGCCGCCGGTTGCAGCGCTTCTTGCATTAGCCGCTCAGCGAGTGTTCGTTTTTCATGTAACACTGAAACAAATGTTTCAAATCGTTGCCAATCGAACGGAACGCCGCCGAGTTCCATCTCAACCACGACCGGCAACAAGCGCATTTCTAATTCCGCGATCTGCTCTAGCTCATTTGTTCTGAGATCAACGAGCTGCAATTCTCGCACCGCCAGCGTCGTTAGCGCATCGAGTGACGCATAACGATAATGCGTATCGGTCATCGTCAAGGTTCGACCGAACGCGGTAAAATCGGCGCGGATCGTTTTGTCAAGTTCTAATCCGATACGACGCGCAACGATTTCTTTCAACGAATTGCCGTAATCGAGTCCGGCGAATAATACAATTTCCGCGAGCATCGTGTCATAATACGCGCAAGATCGAAGATCAAAATCATACACCCGCGTCAAAAATTTAAGATCAAAACTCAAATTATGACCAACAATCAATCGGCCAAACAGGTTTCGATGTAACCACGCCCGCAATTCGTGCGGATTGACCGACGAAACATCAAGCACGATTGATGTTTGCGAGCTATCCGCAATCGAGATGAGCAACACTTCGTTGCGCTGCCAGTCTAACCCTGATGTCTCTAGGTCAACCGACACAATATCGCCTTCAACCGAAACGGTTACTAAATCAGTCGTTGCGTTGACAACTGTCACCTTCGCATTCTTTATCTGCTCCATCAGCGTCTGCCCAATCCTCTTCGCAGGCGTCGTCTTGATCGTCTGCGAGATCATCGAGTGCGGTTTCAGCGTTCGGTTCATGTGGTACTCCTTTCTTATGCAAAAACACTCGTGGGAACTCGCTCTTTCGCGGCCTTCCACGCGGGCCGCGGTCTGGAATAGAGCCGTCGTACCAGCGATCTTGCGTTTTAAGCGTTTGTTCGAGCCAATCCCAAAAGTATTCCGCCGCAAAACAATAGATTGTGCGTTCTTTTTGATATTTTGTGTCGGTATGAAAACACGCCAACCCGCGTAACGCCCGCGTTGCACGAACGGTTAACGATTTCCCTTTCGTATCAACCGGTTCTAAACTCTCCAAAAACGGTTGGTTCATAACCGGTCGCTGGTAATCATTGAGTGAAACGCCAAGATGATCTTCGAGTTTCTTCAAATATTCCGCTGGAATAGCGACGAAAAACACGTTCGAGAACCCGTATTTGAACAAAAACAACGCAGCGATCACGTTATATTGCTGCATTGCGCGATAATTTTCATCGAGCGTCTCAAACCAATCCATCTGCAATCTGATACATTTCTCGTTACCTTGGGTAAATTGCGCGGAGAATTTAACCTCGATCATCAACACCGCACGGGTCGGTAACGTGACTAACACATCTCCGCGCATTCCGCCCGCGCCGGATTGCGGAACACGTTGTGCATAAAACCCGAACGAACGAATGTTCGCAACCGCTTTGTATTCTGCTCGTTTCCCGCGCCGTTGATTGAGGTTAACCCGCTGTCTGTCAGTTTTCATTTTATACCTCACCGCCATGCGTGTTCGAGATACTAAAAATCGCGCAATTTCAGGCGGTATCCCGGTTAATTGCGACAATTTGTGTAGTTGTGTAATCGTTCGTTTTGCAAGATACGACGATCTTGGCAGTTTAACCGGCGTAACTACTTCCGTTTGTTGTTTTCGCGCCTCTGCTAATTGTCGCTCTCGTTCCTGTTTGCGCAATTTTGCTTGTTGCTTGCACAACCGTTCCTTCTGCCGCTGCGCCGCTTTTCGCGCTTTTTCGCGTTCGCGCTGCAACAAGCGCTGTTCGCGTTTTCGCTGCCGCAACACTTCTTTATTGACACGGCGCACCTTCTTTGCGCGGTTTGCCTTTTTTGTGGCACTCTGCTTTTTTGTTAATTTTCTCCGTTTTATCGTGATAATTGTCATAATCACTACATGTGATATTGCTCGGACATCCCCAAAAACGCAAGTTTGCGCGAATGATAGAGCACATTTGCCGAACCAGTCGGGCCATGGCGATTTTTCTTGACCGACACCCGCGTGCGCGCAACGCCTTGTTCATCGCGGCTTTCGTAATCAATATCAATGTGCAACCACAGCGCCGCATCTTTTTCGGGATCGGTGCTGTCGCGGATTGTCCCCTTCGTTTCATTAACTTGCGCGGTTAACACAAATGCAACATTGTATTGTTTTGCAAAATCGCGAATGCGCTTAATCGCGCTACTTAATCCATAATGCATATTATCGCCTTCGTATTTTAACAATTGCAGATAGTCCACGAAGAACACCTGTACATTGTGCTCAACATGCAATGCCCGCGCCGTTGCGATAATGTCATCCGCGCCAAACCCTTCGGCCTCGATGATGTACAGCGGCAGTTGAGCAATTTCTTCGGTTGTTGCCTTAATAAGATCAATCAATTCTGGTGCAATCGGTGATCCGTCAATATTCATACCATTTCGAACGATCCTGCTATCAATTCCTAACAAGTTCGCAACAAACCGCGCAACCAACTGCGGACGCGGCATTTCTAATGAGAAAATTGCAACCGGCGCGCCTTCAGATTGATCTAAATGATAGTTCCGCGCCATATTCAGCGCCGAAGCGCCAATCAACGCGGTTTTGCCGCCGCCAGATCGCGCTGAAACAATCGAGATTTCGCCGCGTGGCCATTCCCCGCCGATCATTTGATCGAGCCACTCCAATCCGGTACGCAACCAGCGATAATTGCCAGTTCGCCGCGCTTCAAATAGTGACAAAAACTCATCCACGCCGGATTGGATCGTCATTGAGCGCACATTTCGCGGTAATTCGCGCTCAATCACGTGAAATAGATGCGTAATATCGGGGTCGGTTTCCGCCGAAAGTTGACGAAAATGCTGGCTAACTTCGTATAATGCGCGCTTTTTCTGCAATCGCGATAATTCGTCAATGATTGGAAACGGGTCAACTTGTACCGGTAGCGACAATTCTTGCGGCAACGGTTCGCGATAAAACCGAGCAATGCCGTCTTCCGTCACATCACCGTACAACACAAAACTTTGCCGCATCGCGTCAAACAGCAACCGCGTTCGTTCGTCTGCAAACAAACGTGGATCGAGCGCAGGGATAAGGTGATGATATTGGTGATCGCGCAATGCGAGCAACAAACGCATCTCCAACGCGGCGTTGGTATAGTCAGCGATAGTTATCATGATAAAAACCCTCGCGCTAATTGCAGAAATCGCAAATACGGAATAGCAGTTTCGATGATCGTTCGG